CAGCAGTTTGTGAACCAGGCATACCTGAACGAGGATAAGTAAGAACATCTTCTAATCCGTTCTTTGGCAGTCTGTTATCAATGCTAAGAATCTTACCAACTGTTTGGTTGGTTTTAACCTGTGTCAGTGCAGTGTCTACTGCGACTCCGCTCACGTTCGAGAGAACAGGTTGTGGTTTGTAGTTACCAAGTAAGTCAGACTGTACAAAGTAACCAGTTCTAAATGCTTCGCCTTGTGCTACTGCTAGATAAGTAAACATTTTGTTCACATTCCACCAGTTAGTTAGACTTGCATAGTCATTAGTTGCAAAGCGCGGGTTACAACCCGATGCGAATGCGTTTGTGGCCTTTACGTATGGAACCTCTACGTACCAGTCCGTTAGGACGTGTCCACCATCAGGATGCATTCTATAGTTAAGATTAGCGCCGCGAATATCTTGGTACCAATCATGGTAAGCCACACCGATTGGAGCGTTAGCTGGATTCACGAAAGCACCACTAGCAGTTGCCGCAGCACCACCAATAGTCATAGAACCAGCAAGAACGTCGTCTGCTGTGTAGAAACCACTACAAATTTGTCCACCGTTAGCAAGTGTAAGTAAGCAAGCAATTCCATCCTCATAGCCAAAATGGCTGGTGTCAATATTAACTCTGATTAATGAGGTGCCAAGTTCGGCAGCCGAATAACCAACAGCAATTTGACCACTTGAGTTAGGATAAACTATACCACTAAGCGGTGTAGCATCTTCTGTGGAAAGAGCACTAACAATACGCCCTTTAGGAATAACCGCATAATCTTCAGTGGTTACATCTTTAAAGGCGACTGGTAGGTACTTATAAGGCGCATAATACTCTGCAGGTCGGATACCCTCAGACTGTTCAAATCTCCAGTTACGAAGATCCGACTGAGCATACTTCTCAGGTCTGGTGCGAATATCAAACTTCTGTGTATTGTGCTGATTGAAAGGCAGTTGATAATTAGGTATAGCCATTATTGATCAGCCTCCGTTTTTCTTCTGTCTACCGAGAAAATCTTAAATTTAGGATCGCCGTTTTCCTCAGAATCTGCACCGTCAGTCTTTGGGGCAGATGTTTTATTATCATTTAAATTTTGAGTTGGATCTGCAACTCCACCTTCGGAATTAATAGGTTTTTCGGACTTACTATTTCTGAGGTCATTTAAAGAGTCTTCTAAGCTTTCTAGAGTTCGAGACACAAATTTCTTAGCAAGCTCTTCTCTCTCTTCATTATTATTATCGGTCAGTTTAAGGTCTATTACGTTAGAAATAATTGAATCGCGGTACTTTTTCTCTAAAACACATGTCTTATCGACGTACTTATTAAGCGAATCTTCTTTTTCATAAGCAATAGTTTCTGCCTTCTGAACCTTGTCTTCAAGCTCACCAATCTTGGTGTCTCTTACTTCAATAGCTTTCTTGGATTCAGTTTTCTCATCCTCTAGCTCTTTCTGTAAGCGCTTGACTTCGTCTTGTAGTTGATCTTTATCCATTTCGCTGAGTTCCCTCTCTGGTTTGTCAGATGCTTCAGGAACTGCATCTGTACTCTTAGTATCGGCAGTTTTTGCTGCAGGAAGATCAGAGTCGGGGTTCTCCTTGAACCAAGCATCAAGTTCTGCTACTTCGGTGTCAGCAAAATCGTCTTCCATTCTATAAAGAAGGTCGAAGTTTTCACCAACTTCATCTTTTTGAGGTGTAATTCCAAAAATCTTTCCTTTGCGATATAGACTAGATTTAATCTTGGCTTTAGCATCGTCAGACAGTTTGGCAGTCCCTAAAAGTTGAAGTCCTGCAAGAACGTGTGCTTTATCATGAGCAGGAAAGGATCTATTTGGTCCACAAAACCCATTAACTGGTAGCTTCTCTCTTTGAGCAGCAGTCAGCTTGGTGCCTTTGTCATCCATTGTATCCTCCAAAATAAATACACTTAGGTAGGATTCTCTGTTATCAGAGAATTTGGTATATGCAACCCATTCTCCGTTGATCATTATTTCCTCAATTTGAGCAAACTCGTCAGCGGGTACATTAACAAATGAATCTTCAGTATAACCAATTTGATCGATGAGCCAATAAATTGGCTCTCCGTTCTCATTATATGTTCCTTTTTTGTGTTCACATAGTCCATCTTCTGTAATGACTTGATCACATTCACTACAAATTACACGACAAGATTCCGAGCCTACAGATACCGTTAGATAGCGGCCATCTATAATTTTAGCTATTGAGTCTTCGTCTGTAATACGAGCTGTAATCTGTACATAATCAGAAGGTTCGTTAGAAGGTGTGTCGGTGCCTTTGATTATTTTATAATCAATTATTCGGCCAATAGGATCACCTTTTTCATTATGTCCTACTAATTGAGGTTTATTAAACGGTTTAACCCAAGACTTCGCTCCCTTTTTAACTGCGTTTTCTGTATAGAAAACGTGATTTTTATTCATGTAGTTAAAGTGAGTGGCTTTAATCTTGATTAATAGTTCTGTTGGAATATTATTTGAACTCATTTAAACTCTCTTCGTCTATAGTGCATTTACACCCATATGCAAATGGGGGTACCTGTGAATAGTTTAGGGCATTTGAATCTATATTGAGAAGACTATGATCCTCACACTCATCACAGTTAATTAGTATAGTCTTGAATCCAAGAGATTTATATATTAATATTTTTGCTAGCGCGTCTATCTTTTCTTTTTGAATATCGATAAATTCATTTAGCTCATCATACAATATCTTTGATCCAAGATTATCATTGGTTTTCTTAGAGAAATATGTGATTCGATCCTTAAGAATACCATTAACTTCCTTGAAATAGTTTTCGCCCGATGTAGTATCCACTTCAATATCAGTTAAGTTGTACAATCTTTTGTACGTTCTAATATTATCTAGAAGCTGTTGCTTAGCTTTAATTTTAAAAGAATCAGCAGTAGTTCCAAGTAAACTCTGTATATTAAAGTCAGTAATACCTTGAACATCACATAGCGAATCAACTAGAGTAATTACATTTGATTGGAATGTGTCTATTGTGCTCTTCACATACTTCGGTCTACCAGTTGTCTTTCCGTGCTGGTTAGACGGAGCAACTTTATTAGCTGTGGATGCCTTGGCTTTAGCAATCTTTTCATCAATGGCACCTTCTGCTTGAAGTTTTGGTATTTCTACAAGATGTAGATGTGTTAGATTTTGTTTTAGTTTCTTATCATAATCTAGCTCATTTCTACACTCATCAAGATCGATAACGTTATTCTGCCACTTAGCCAAAACATTTGTTTCAAACTTAATTTGTTGTTCTAGGTCAATTTCTGGGAAGTTAAATTCCATCTGTTCATCTAGTGTGACATAATTACCATCCAGAAGAAGTTCTTGGAATAGACCCATCTCAATTCTGCGCTTGATTATTTGTTGATAAGACTTAGTAACCGTCTGCATAGAAGCATCTAGCACTTCACTAGTATTTCTATTTGACGTTTCTACTTCACCCATGGCTACTGGAGAAACACCGAGACCAGCATAAATTCGTTTCTTAAAGTGATTAATAAATGCCATTATATCTATTGATGTATTGGCATTAGTCGGAACTTGAATATCATGATGACCAGGTACAACCAGCATACCGTATGCAGGCATAGAGTTTATGTGTGCACTAACATCATCAACTTCTCCAGGAGCAGGCGGTATGTCTTTATTACCAACTTTATAAAGATAAAGAGGAATTGAATACTGGAATCCAAGTATTTCAACTTCCTCTTCTAGTTTTCTTAGTGCACGAACGTCATCTAAAATAGATAATAGACAGGACATTCCAGTAAGAGTGCCAGGAATCTTATTAAATGATAGATGAATAATGTCTCGTTCATCATATATCACTTCTGTTCCATTAATAGTCTGTTTATATTGAACTATGTTTCCATTTGGATTAACTCCAATATCAATTGTGGTTGCTTCGGCAACGAATAGACCAACGACAGGATACATATCTTTACCATATAGTCTATATGGTTTACCATATTTAGATTTATTTCTGTCCCTTACTTTAATTATATAAGCGTTTGCATAAGTTACTAGCTGTCGAGCTACTTGCTCTATTACCTCATAGGTAGATAATCCAGTAAGTAATTCAATTTCTCGTAGTCTTCGAGTTACATGTTTTTGTGCCTTCTCATTTCTCGAGACAGACTCAAATCCATTTTTCATTATTTGTTCAACAAACAAATTAACTACTCTACGAAGAATACCATCTAGCTGGACTGCGTTAGCCACGGTCGGAAGATCATACTCAGGTTTAAAAAAGTCTACATTATTTTTTACTCTATGAGATCTACGTCGAGTTGCAACGTGTCTTATTGGAGCGAACTTTAAACTGGGATCTTCTATATCTTTCTTATCGGATAATACTTGACCGTTAGCAAGAACTTCTTCTTTGACTGGAATATCATCTTGAAGATCTTCTGTAACGAGAGCTTTATATGCAGAAGCAAGTCTACTACTTATACTCATGTTATGTATTCCTGTTTCTAATTCTATCTAGATAACTCTTTAGATCTTGGTCTCCTGGGAAACCTGGGCAGCCATCAGTTGTACGTTTTAGTGCCTGTTCAACAACATTACCACTAAATCCATAATTATTTTGAACAAAGTTTCTTATAGAATCGTTTGATAATCTTGAAATGTATGTCCCATTATGTAATCTATTATTTTTTAAATCAGAGTCTTTAATTCTACTATCGGTATCTGATATTGTAACTGTTCTTCCATCGTCTCCTATTATTACTGGAACTCGTTTTTCGGCGGGAGCGTCAGAATTAACAATAGCGTCATCAGAATCAAGTGGAGGAGGCGGTACGACAATAGGGGCAGGATCATTAGGATCTCCAGCATAATTATTATCTGGGACATATGCATACTCCACACAAAGATCAAAATTAATTACAGCAGTCTTAAGTTTAACAAGGAGATCGCGTAGCCACATTAAAAATTCAAGGTCCTTCGTGGTCGGCACTAGTTGCTCAGCTTGCATTCTCCACTTAATCTTCTTGCCAGATAACCACCCACGTATTTTTGCCATTATCTCAGCAAATAAACCGTAATCACTTACATATCTTTTAATTATATCAATGAACTGTTGCATCGGCAGACACGCGGCCCAAAGAG